AAATACAGTATCTTGTGCTAAATAATCTACTTGTTGCCATCCATATCCAGAATCACTTTCTACAGATAATATTTCTAATACATTATGTTCTGGTAATAAAATTTTATCATATTGCTTTGGGTCACCAAATGTAAACTGCTCAATAATGACTTCACCAGATACTGCAGAAACTTGTTTCTTTAATGTAAATCTAGTTGGTTCTCCACTACCATTAAGTTCATACACAGATACATCAGGATCATCATTAAAGTCTATATTTTCTTGAGTTCGAAATACAACGCCATCTTCTGTTTCAACTGTCATGCCATATTTTACAGATAATGCATACCGGTAGTCTGGTGCAATACTTGTTCCAGTGCCTATTGCTGGTACTAATTGATAGACATCTAACTTTACTTGTGCCGGTGTTCCTACTTTAGGTTTATATCCAAATAAATGAGATAATGCTATAATATTAGAATCTTCTTGTGCACTAGTTAGTAATGATTCACGAAAATTCTGATCAGAATAAAATGATAATACATCGCCTATATAAGACGCCATTTCAATAAACATCATACCAGGCGATGATTCATTAAAATCTTGATATGTCCCTGGAAAATATTGTTTAGCAAATGTTATTAAATTTTGTCTAAATTGTGCAAAATCTTTACCTAAATATCTAACATCTTTTTTTATCATTTCTGCCATTAATTATCTCCTTTAATATGCTCCGGATGCAAATTCATCACCGAATGTATCAACTGCAACAAGTCCGGTTGGAATTTGAGCTTCTGTTACAATTTGTACATTTTCTTCATTTGTCATTATTACAATAACACGATTAGCGCCTACTTCGGTCACTGAAAAATTTAATCTTATATAAAATATATGTTGATCGATATGACGTGTTACATCTATAGAATTTATATTAATATATGGCAACCATTTATTAATTGATTCTGTCAATGTTTCATTAATAAATTCTTGAAGATTAATACTATTAGGTTGAAATACAGCTTCACGTATTCTAGTCCCAAATGTTGGTTGCATTATACGTTCACCACGTGATGTTAATAGTAAATTTTTAAGATTACTAATCGCTTGTTCTTCAGTTGAATATGATTGCGCAAAAACACTACCACCATTTGATGGCCCAGCATCATAACTTTGTCCTAACGTTTCACTTTGATTGAATAATGAATTCAAATTAGGACTATTAGCATGCGCAGATTTATTCATAGGTAATAGAATACCTACACCACGCTGTGCTCCTACATCAATTGGCTTTATTTGGTATATTGTTCTTGCCATTATTTATTAATTCCCATTTTTCCGTTTTTCTTATCAATAGCTTTCATTAATGCAGAATAATCTTTCGTCATTGCTTTAACTGCAGTCGCAACACCTTCATTGTTCATATTTACTGGCTCGCCGTTAATGCCTTTTGTAGCTAGCGGCATTGTAGGAGCTGGTTTTTCTGTTTGATATGCATCTGCCATTTCAGATTTAAAATTCATAGTAGTCCAATCTGTTAATTCTTGACTTGGAGGCGTCATAGCAGTTTCATTTAATAGATCGTTTAATACTGGATTTTTTGTATACTGTTTTTTAGAACGAGACCGTACAGGTTGTTCTGCTATTTCAGATAAATTCATATTTCCGGTAACTTGATTTGTATTAGATTCAGTTAATACTTGTTTAACTGCTTTACTAACTTCTTCTCGAATAATTTTACGTAATAACTTTACAAATGACTTTGAACTCATAGTTTTTTCCCTTTTTAATAAATATCAGTTAACATGAAATTAGGCTATTCCGACCCACGGAAATGGTAAAGGAACAGGAGGTACAGATGGAGTAAAGCCAGTCCATAATCCTCCAACTGATAACAAATGTGTTGTAAATGCAGCTACCAATCCGGATGCAACTCCTGGTGCTGTCCTTGCTTGCATTGCTGCATATATTTGTGGTATTGGTGGCACTCCAGGAAATGTTGTAATATGTGTTGTAGCTGGTGGCGCGCCTCCCGGGGCTGGTATTGCTGGATTAAATGTTTTGCCTGTCCAATATGTTACAACAGCTAATCCGGCTGGCGACCAAATTGCTGGATTTGCAGGAACTTTGCCTAATGCCCTCCCTAATTTAAATGAAGCTTTAAATCCATTAGTAATAATTGCCGATGACCCACCTATAGGCATAGCACCTGGAACTAGTATTGGCATTGCAGTCTTAACTGCTTGATGATATAGTTGTCCAATTTTTTTTGCAGTTTCATCTTCATTCTTAGCTTTCTTAGCAGTTAGATATGAAGTTAATTGAGATTGAAATGCGGGCCAAACAGCTGCCATATTATCCTTTCATTTTCTTAATAGTATTTTTTAACTTTTCAATTGCTGATCGAATTGTTTTTGTTTTAGTAGCTCCCGCAGTTGCTTTACCCTTTGATTTTATAAACGATCCAGCATTAGTAGGAGGACCGGATGGACCTACTCCTGTTGGGTGTATAGAAGTAGCATTTGATTGTGCTACCGAACCTAATTCTTTATGTAGTTTTTCTAATTCTTTATTCTGTTTAATTACTTCTTCCATAAAATCTAATATGGTAGTAAAAAACTTATCCATATCACTATTCCAAGATTTTGTTACTATCTTAACATCTTTTTTACCTATTAAAACTATTTCATCTTTATTTGCATTTAAAATGATACGATCAGATGATCCAATAATTTGTGGCTTTAAATACATAGATAATTTTTCTACTCCATCTCCTATTTTTCTAGATGTTTTAGCCAACTTCATATCAATTTTTTGTGAATTTGATGATAATATAAAAATTGAATCTGTGTCATCTGGATCTTCAATTCCATATGTTGGCATTGATAATGATTTTGAAAGCCGGCCTAATCCTATTTTTGCCATAGCCAGAGGTCCACTCTGTTTTTTATGTCCATTTGATATAATAGTTATAGGAGAATTTTGATTACCACTAAAAAATGGTTTTTTAGCGTATTGAGATTTTAGACCTGATATAGCCGATCCCATTCTAATTGAACTACCATTTCTACCTTCTAAAAGTACATCTCCCTCAAATGGTTGTAATTTTAATATATCTTTCTTTTCTTTAAAATTTTCTCCAGGCTTATATCGAAGTTTTGCTGCTATGGCAGCACCAGCTTGCTTTGTATATCCCATAACACCACCACCACCAGCTTTATCAACTGAATATGCTCCTGGCATAGGATTCAGATGACTATTTCCGTGTATATTAATAGGACCTAAATAATAATAATCTGGTGACATCGTCCCTGGATTTGTTACATTAGATGGACCCTTTACTATTAAAATATGTTCACCTATTAAAGGAACTTGTTGAAAATTAAATAATGGAAATGCAAATCGTTCAATCCTTGGAGAACCTCCTGTTTGTTTTGACGCAAGACGTATTTTTACAGCACCTAATTTTAGAGGAACACCTAATTTACTTTTAGATGGTTTAAATGCTTTATCTATCCCTATTACTTCTGCTGTCTCTATTGCCATCTACATTCTCCGTATTGTATTCTGTTTTAATTGTTTCAATTTCTTTTTCTGCTTCTTCTAATAATCTAGCTCTTTCTTCTTCAGATAATCCAAATTCATTTCCATCATCATCTTTACTCGATGCAGAAACTAATCGTTGTACTACCGCAGCTAATTTAACTAACGCATCATCATTTTTAACTGAAACTTCTAGATAATCTTTTATCATAGGAACTATGACAGTAGCATCGCCAGTATTTTTTATTAAAGGTTGTAACTCTTTAATAAGACTGTCTATTTGTCTGTGCTTCTTTTTTGAATTATGATATATATCACGCATCAAATCTGAAAAATTAGTTCCTTTAAATAATTCGAATTCGTTGCTCATAGTTGCCCTTTAATATAAATATAAGGACTATAAGTTTATGACCGGCCTATTATATGACCGGTTTTACTATATATTGACCACATCTTTGCATAATCACGTTTCATTACATTTATTACTTTAGTAATGTTTTGTGTTTTAAGTCCGGTTCTTTCTCTTATAAGAATATAAAGAGCTTTTTTATTGAAATTTTCAATGTTATCACGCATTCTAAATAATTCAATAATTGTATCTGCAACAATAATATCACGTTTATTTGTAAATACTCTATTCAAATTATCATCATACCAATCACACCATTGATTTGTAAAATCTTTTAAAGACTCTTGGTGTTCTGATAAAGCCATTTCTCCTGATAAGTTTCTAGAATCATCAACTACTGTAAGTTCAGCACGTTGTTTCATTTTGGCATAGTTTGAATTATTTTGTATAATAAGATAATTTTTAGCAACGATTGAAAAATATGAAAATGCCTTTCCTTTACCTTCTTGAAATTTTCCTATTTTTTCTGTTAAAAATGCAACTACCTCTGCTTTAACATCTTCATAAGGAACATCAAAATATGAAAAACGAAATGTATGATAAATATTTTCAACTAATTTATTGAATGGATAATTTATATGATCACGAAATACTTTATTTCTTTTTGCCCAACTAGTTTCTTTATTGTAAGCAATTATGGCTTTATCTGTTATATATGTAAAATATTGTTTTTTACTAGGCTTTCTGCCTCTTCGTTTTCTAGGACCATTTTCCTCTAGATATTCTAATTCGGCTGCATGCCATTTGTAAAATTCATCAACTGCACTTAACTGTTTGTCCATTAAAATCCTCTATTTAAATCATCATATATATCTTTAAGTTCTTTAAATGCAAATCCTGTTTCATCATCTGATTCAAATGAGCCTAATCTATCGATTTGTTTAAGTTTAGAATTTGACTGACCAATTTGAGTTTTTAGTTTTTGAAAAAATGTATAATACTCTACATTTGATGATTCTAATTCTTCAATATACTCTGATTGCGATTCTTGTTTTCTTAATTGGTTTATATTAACAAATAATGAAATTGCTAATACTACCGATAAAATTATTATTGTTGTTACCATTATTTATCTCCAAATAAATCTTTAAACATTTCTTGTGCATTAACATCTTCC